GGTTTACGCTCCCAACACTCTTACGGCGCAATTGTCGGGATACAGATTACCGAATCCCAGCAGAACGTCGAAGCGGTTAGTCATCTTGGATTGAATGTTGTCCCATGCCCGGACAAAGCGGATGGAAATACCGCTCTCAGGATCACGAGTCTGTGAACTGACTTCAACGGCCTTAGGTTTTTCCAGTTGCACGCCAACCAGAGCGAAAGCATCTTTCTGGATAGCAATGTTCTGGATTCCTGACAGTCCGTTAGGCGAAGTCGTACCAGGGAATAGGGTGATCGTAGCAGCATCTACCGGCAGAGCATCAACGTTCTGATACTGTGAGCCGGGGCCAAAGATAGACGGGCTGATTTGAAGCACATCAACTCCGCCGCCTGCCGCCGTCAATGCCTGTGTCACCACAAACTGAGCATTATTCACCGAATCAATGACACGACGAGTCGATGGGTTGACCGCTTTCACGCTGGCAATTGAAAACACATCGCCAACATTGAAAGTGTCGCCGGCGGTGGCATTGATCGTAAGGGAGCTGCCGGTCTGCGAAGACCCCTTGACGCTATTGGTCGTTACCCAGGTGCCAGCGGTATGCCGATAAAGGGCAGGTGATTCGTACCAGTCAAAGCCGGACATCCGGCCCATGGAGCCCTCTTTGTACTGCTTGGAAATCTCAGAGGTAGGATTGAAGGTGCTTGCCAGAGCCGGGACAAGGGCAGTGTTGATATTCGGGGCAATAATCATGCCTTTGTTATCGCCAGCCGGACAAGCCTTCTCAATCAACCGCTGCCGGGCAGCCTGAAAGAGTGGAAGGGCGGTTGTCGAAGTGGGAGCGGTTCCCAGGATTCCGACGATGTTGTTTGTGTTTTGATAGGCCCACTGGATACAGCGCGAGTCAATTTCCTGTGCGAGCTGTGCCATGATAGGCGCAATGTACTGACTGCGAACCTGATCTTCTCCGCGCTCCATGTTGAGAGCTTTTTCAGCCGAATCCCACTCAAAATCCACGCCAAAAATCTGGTTGCATGTGATCGTGGTGTTGATTCGGTTGATTGCCTGCGGAGAATAACCAAGTCCATCGCGGACCGTGAAACGCTGCGGAAGTTTTACTCGCAGAGTCTCGCCAATAGGATATTCTTTTGTGAATTCCTTACTGTAGTCCGTATTGAAAAATTGGGGCATGACAAGCTTGTTTGTGAGAATACGCAAGCTCTCAAGCGTGACCCAATCTGCAAATACAAATTGGTTAGACACTCAAAGTCCCTTTGGGGAACCTAGCTACTCTTTCGAGCGGCCATTTCCCGGCGATTCATCTCCGTTCGATAAGAAGAGAAGTCTCGCTTTTGGACTGCTTCCTGCACCTTGTCGCCTGGAGCAGCGGCTGTGCCGCCAACTTCCTTAGGCGGGGGAGGAGCGCCCGTAATCTTTTTTTCAGGAGCCTTGAATTGACCTTTTTCATCCCGCTCTGTGTCTTTGCTCTCCGCTTTGCCCTTTTTCAGTTCCTCCATGATGAGGTTTTCAAGAATAACGGCTTTGCGGAGGGCGTGCATAGGATTGGATTTGAGAAGCGCAAGAAACTCTTCGCCCTCGCCGCCAATCACGTACATCAGGTGCTCGAATACGGGGGATTCGCCAACCAGTTTCGATACTGGCGATTCCAAGTCCGCAATAAGAGCCTGAAACACTGGAGCGGTCTTCTGGTCAAAATCTGTGTAGGTTTTTCGCCCGGTTTCAATTTGCTGAAGAACACTTTTCAATTGCTGTTCTTGAACCTGATCGCGCTTGAACTTGTTCACGGCCTCAGCGGCTTCGTACTTCGCTAAGTCCCGATTGTACTTGCGTACATCCGCCTCATATTTCTCCCAGCCATCAGCGCCGGAATATTCAGCGGCTTTGATGTCAGGCTCTTTTGGGGCTTCAAGTTTTTGCGCTTTGACCTCTACAGGCTTAGCGGGTAACGATTCCGCTGGTTTCGTCTCTTCAGCCTGTCTTGGTTCAGTTTTGCCAGCACCTTTGCGTATCTTTTCGATGGTGGCTTCAAGTTGAGCAATGCGTTCATCAGCAGAAAGTTTTTTGTGGGCTTTCTCCTGAGGCTTGCCAGCTTCCGAAGCTGGAGCGGTTTCCGCCTGTTGGGCGTCGGATTGGTCGGAAGGTGCCGATTCTCCCTTTGCCGGCGAATCAGGAATTTTCCCTGTCTTTCTCCATTCGGTGCGCTGTTCCGTGGAGAGATTGTTGAGAACTTCCTGATGATTTACTGTTGCTGGTGACGATTCAGCTTGCGTCGGGGCGGCTGACGGGGCCGCGATTTCGTCTGGCATAATGTTTTATCTCTTTTTGGTAGATTTACTGAATGACGCTTCAGTGGGCGAAAACTTATTGGGCGGGCTGATTCTCCGCTTGCTGCTGAGCTAGAGCGGATTGCTGCTGGCCTGCCTGATCGCCTTGCTCTAAAGCCTGTTCATGGCCTTGCTGACCTTGTTCGAGAGCTTGCTGGTGCTGCTGGTCAGCGAGCTGCTTTTCGTGCGCCTGGTCGGCAGCCTGCATCCCGGCCTCATGCGCGGATCCATGAATCTCCTGCCATATTTCCATGTACATCTGCTTCCGCTCGGAAATATCTTGTTGCTTGGTCTGAATCTCAGCAATGGCCCTGGCATTGTCCAGCTTCCACTTCTCCAGCTCCATATCCATGGCCTGCATCTGCTTTTTGGCTTCCATCTCGATGACTTTGCCCTTTTGCTCAAGCTGCAATTTCTGAAGCTCTTGCTGCATCTCCTGAATCATCTGAGTCTGAAGCTGAACTTTCTGGGCTGCCTGCTGAAGCTGCGCTTGAGGATTGGAGTTTTTGGCAAACTCAGGCGGAGTAACGCGGTCTGCCATCTCATCGCCCAGCGGCCCAAGATTACGCAACCGGATGACTAAATCAGCGATTCGTGGAAAGAGGTCAGTTTGGGCAAGCGTATTCGCAAAATCAGCGACTTCCTCCCGCTGCGAGTCGTAGCTTGGGCCTGTCGAAATCGTAATCTCGTGCTCACCTACCGAAGTGTCGTAATGAAGCTGTTCGCCATTCTCTTCGTATGGCTGATTGAGCTTTAATGTTTCGTGCGACTCATCAGGGTTCCTGATGCCCACATCACGGGCTGTATCGTAAATTTTCCCAATAAGATCGTCATAGATGCGCCCAGCAAATTCAAGCGAGCGCTTATAGTTGTCGATGAAGTGGAATGACCCAATCTGCTCTTGCTGGTTAATCCGCTGAAGGGCAATACCTGATTTTTCATTTTGCCTCTGTGCTGCTGTGGGCAAAGGACTGATTCCCATGGCAGCCTGAATCGCACGGCGGGTAGCTTCACAAACCACTTCATAAGCGGCAAAGTTAGGTTGAAAAGGCTGACGTTCTGGAAGTGACAAAACATTCCCGCTTGCGCCATCTATCACAGGCTTGACCTGCAAAAATGCCAGAGGCTCTTTTGTTACCTTTGCCCACTCATCCTCATGGCCTTCTAACTGGCCTTCATAACAAATGAAAGGCGTTTTGGGCGTCATCGAGGCTTCTTCTGCCTCATTGGACCGCAGCCAGCAGTACATCATGTAGGGATCACGGGCCATCCGAATGAGCGAAATCAGGACACGCTTTGAGCCTGCGCCCTTATCAACGTAAAGCTCTTTCCCAAAGACCGGAACAATGGGAATCCACTTGCCAGCCCACTCATTTTCCTCGAGAATTTCAATGCCATTCGTGATGTACTGGCAGACTGTGCGCTCTTCGCATTTTCGGGAATTAGAAATTGGAAAGCGCTTACCGTCTTTCATCACCACTTCGCCCTTGTCTAGCTTTGCGCCTGGATATTCGTCAAGGTAAGCAGTGGTTTGCTCATCCAATTGCAGCAGAGTGCGGAACGTTTTCTTGACCTTCCAGTACTCCGCTACTTGAATCATTTTGTTTGTATCATCAATCCAGTCAGGCAAATCAAGCGCCATCTCAGGAGTAAAAGACTTTACTTCGGCATTCGGGTATTTGTTCTCGAAGCTGTCTTGCTTGATATTGTCCAGGATGTAAGCGAAGCCCATATCTGAGCAGTCAGCTTCTTTACAGTCAGGGTCAATCAACACGCTGTCTGGGTTCGGAATCCGGCGAACTTTGATTTCCTGGTCGAAGCTGTTTTCTGAAATGTAATCCGTGGAAATTACAAAGAATCCATAAGACCGCTGGGCTGCGTTCTCAAACGCTGAAATGTAAGCTGCTTGGGCCTTCGATTTGTACTCAATGCCGCGAATGATCCCCTGCCGCATCTCAGCGGTCTTGTCCGTTGCTCCGTTCCCCTTAGGACTGACTTTGACGGCAATAGGATTCTGGCGAACTTGGTTGATGAGCTGGTTTACATACTGCGTCAGCTCATCGAACGTCAGGCAGGGACGCTTAGAATTAGGATCATCACGCTTGGCGCGTTCTGCCGGTTCCCAAGGATCGCCGGCGACATAGCGCATGTCTTTCTTGGCTTCCTCGCGGATGTCGCGCCAAGAGTCAAGGGCATACTGGAAGTTGTCCTTGATCTCTTGCAGCAGTTTTTCGTTCTTGGAGGGCATCAGTAACCGGCGATGCGAGTGGCTTTTGCTCTGATCTTGGATGCGCCTGAGGCGCTTATCTTGCGGTTGTGCTTGGCTTGCATGGCCGCGCCTTTAGGCGTCTCTTTTGATCCCCTCATGGCACCCAAAGCGTTCATTACCTTGTAGGGTATTTTGGAGTTCTGGCCGTATTCGGCCTTGAGCTTCTTTTCAAGAAAGCGTGGCATCAGAACGTCTCCAGCGCGATATTCACAGTGTGCATGGCATCCCCTGAGTGCGGAGCGGTCACAATTACAGATGTTCCCGGTGCAGCCACGAAGTTGAAATGCCCCGCTGCGGTCGCGCCGCTGGCCCCTACCACGTTGCCAGGGAAAGGTAATTGACTTCCTGATCCCTGGAACGGATTGACTCCATTCCAGCCAATGTAGTTTGTCTGCGTTGTGTTGCCATCGTTCCATGTGACCTTCAGCGGTCCAAAGCACCCGTTTCGCATATTCTTGGTCGCGCAGGGCCGAATGAGCGCCACATAAGCAAACAGCCGATAACGGCACGTCTGTTTGAAGCTCTGCGCAGAGGTAAGGCCACGGGTAAGCTGCGGAACTAGGGTTGGTGTTGTCTCAAGCGTCACATTGAGCGCAGTAGAGACTTTGGCGACATACTGCGCTATCGTGGTCGCCGGGATATTGAGTTGAGTTTGGAAGATTGTCGCTGCGCTAGCCACCATTCACCTCCTGATGCGGCCCTGCAATCTTAGAAACTGCCGGGAGCCTGCTCGTGCCCGGAATGCACGGAATCTGCACAATTACATTCACGAACGCTGACGAGGGCTGCTGCGATCCCGGCACCACTATCCCGCCTTCAGCTACCATTGCTACGTTGCCACGAATCAGCCCATTGATGCAGAAGCCAATCCAGTCGCCATCCTGAATCTTGTTGCCGTCTTGGTCGATAATCATTAGTTCACATCCCACCTTTCTAGAGCTACGTGCAGGTTGTACTTCATGTTCCCTGGTGTGGTCGAAGAATAGGCCATCGCAATCGTGATAATGCTGGCCGCTGAGCAGTTCAACATGATCGGAATGCCAATCATCGTTCCCGTGATAGTCGCGCTGTCTGTGGCGTTCTGGGTTGCTACAGTGCCCGCCGGGATCACCGCTGGGGCCGTATAGCTCATGGCTGTTGAATCAACATCTGTCCACGCCACAGTAAGAGCGCCAGTGGTCGAAGCCGCGCCATCAGCAGCCGTCTTCTTGCAATACCAACTCAGGCGGTAAATCCCCGGCTGAACAGTGGTAAAAAGCGTGGTCGTGCTCAGTGCGGCGGTGAGCTGGGCACTACGAAAGGATGCTACGAGTTGGCAGGGCATGATTGTTTCTCCAATGTCTCTATTTGTGCGCGTAACCTGAGGTATTTGTCATTCCAAGCGGAGTTGAAAGGCTCGAAGCCAATTTGAGCCACTGAGCAGGTATGGAGTGTGCAGCGGGGCCGCAAATGCGGAGGGACAACGCATCCCCACTCCCCCATAAACGGTAATTCGGGGTGATTGGTGCGCTTAAGCTCGATGTCATACCGCTCTTTGGCATACTTTTCCGCTGCTTCGCAATGAACCTTGTCACAGCATTTGAACCTGTTCTTGCACTTGTTAGCGCAGATTGGGGCCGTCAGTTCGGACATCTGCTGGTAAAGCTGAACTAGGGAACTCATATCCAGCAAGGCTTGTTCTGGTGAAACTGCCAAGCGCACCAAATCTGCTTACGCGCTGCCTCCATATCAGAAACAGAAAGCTTTTCCTTAAAGAGCAGCAGATATTCAAACTCCATCGCTTCGATTAGCTCCATTGGCTTGCCGGTCGGTATGGGGTTGAGGTCTTTGGCAATGGTTTAACGATCATCTGCCCGATGCGACTTTCCAAATACCGCGTAGCGTCCATGTAGTGATCGTTCTCTTTTACGATCCTGCCCTTTTCATCACGCCGGTATAGTCTGAATTCCTCAAGCCATCCAGTCATCGTATTAAACACCTTCAGCCGTCCAGTGCTCATTCGATTCCAGACTGAGTACAATCCTGATTCCACGCCATTGTCAGCAAGCGTGAGGTTTAGCCCAAGCTGCCGATAGTCGCTCAAGAGCTGCGAGCCATCCTTCTGGGCTCGCCCTCGACTAGCAGGGTCAATAAATCCCGGCATCCAAGCTCCCGGTGATTTAATAGCATGTGTGTGAACGCTAGGCTCCGCATGGGAACGCTTATAGCCATGGGTGAGGTACAGCGTGTCACATTCGCGGTCAAGCGCGCCCCAGACGGCAGCAGTGAAGTTCCAACCTACATCCATGCCATAACCCTGAGGCCAATAAGGCGGAATCTGGAATGGGGGGATAAGCAAATCAGACTCAGGGACAGGATAGATTGCCCCAGAACCAAGCTGCGGGATACCCTTTGAACGTGCGTCTCTCTGGAATGGCGGAATTGACTTCCAAAGCTCCTCTTTGGCCTCTGCGCTCAGGTGAGGCGCATCATCCCAAGTCGCCATAACCACAAACTTGCTCGGCTTTACATTGTTCAGGCTCGGCTCGGGAGATTTCAAATTTTCGATAAGTCTTCCGCCAGGAAGGAATGATAAAACTACCTCGGACATGCCCAAAAGGGGAGTAAACGTCAACATTAGCATCCCATTATTGGTCATGGTTCGGAGCAGGCATTCCGTGTAGATGTCTAGTGGTGGTTCCTCATCAAGCCAAATAACGTCCTGTTCGGTGCCCTGAAATGACTCTCGGCGCTGGTCATAAGACTTGAAGACACAATAACTTGTGTTGCCGGATACGTGCTTCACATACAGAACTTCAATCGTGTCCGGCACTCCTGAGGCTCTTACCGTGCG